TTATTGGTAAGGCTGATGCCGTTCTAAAGCATAGAATGGAAAGGCTGATAGAACGTAAGATAGTGATTCCTATGGATAACACCAGTGTGCCACTGTAATAGGGGTATGGGGTAAAATTTTAGAGGTGATAGGCTTCTAACCACACCCCACCGACATTTTCACGATCTGGATTTTTCATTTTTCAAAAATTCTTAAAAATAGCTCAGACTGGAATAGTCTGGGTTATTTCCTTTACAGCTCTGTATTTGGCAGTTACAGAAGAGAGCAAGGTGATTTTTCTAGCTTGTAATGGCTGATATGTGCCAGATTTTTTGTACCTTTGCACTCTAAAACCCTTTTAGTATGGCAAGTAACAAAGGACTAAGAACAGCTAAGGCTGGAAAGAAAGATGAGTTTTACACTCAACTTACTGACATAGAGAAAGAAATACAGCACTACAGAGCCTTCTTTAAAGACAAAGTAGTGTTATGTAACTGTGATGACCCTAGAATTAGCAATTTTTTTCGTTACTTTGCTCTTAACTTCAAATGGTTAGGATTGAAGAAGCTAATAACTACCTGCTATAAAAACCAGAATGTAGATTTATTCAGTGAAAACACAGCAGAGAGGGCGGTGTATCTAGAGTATGATGGTACTACGATAAATAACACTTTACCTAGCATAGACGAGATAGGAATAAAAGAGTTAAAAGGCGATGGAGATTTTAGAAGTGCTGAATGTATTGAACTCTTAAAGCAAGCTGATGTTGTTGTAACCAATCCTCCATTCTCCTTATTTAGAGAATATGTGAGCCAGCTGATAAAGTATGAAAAGAAATTTATCATACTGGGGAATATTAATAACTTAGCCACAAAAGAATTAGCACCTTACTTAACAAATAATCAGTTGTGGCTGGGTGTAAGCATACATAGCGGAGATAGAAAGTTTTTAGTTCCAGATGATTACCCTTTAAAAGCTTCTACTTGTGGTATTGATGAAGATGGCAACCGATTCATAAAGGTTAAATCTGTCAGATGGATTACTAATGTAGATTATGAAGCCAGACACGAAGATTTGCCTTTATATCGTTCTTATACACCAGAAGCATATCCTTCATTTGGAAACTTTAAGAACTGTATAGTAGTTACTGATACGGTAGATATTCCGATGGATTACTATGGCTTGATGGCTGTTCCTATAACTTTTTTAGACAAGTATAATCCTTCTCAGTTTGAGATAGTATCTATTACTTGTGATACAAATTGGCTTAAAGCTAATGGAGTGGAACGTATCGGAGAAGAGGTAATAGATAAAGCAAGAAAGCAAGGTAATAAATCGCATATTACTGCCAATATGGTATCTCTATACTACTATAAACCAGATGGTACAATTAAATTTGTCTATCCTATGCTAATTATTAAAAGGAAGATATAATATGGAGATTACGCCAATTAATATTACAGTCAGAGAACTCACTGAAGGCTATAAGGACAACTTAGAAAAAGGAGTTGTAGCGTATAGTGGTAATCTAGATGTTAGACCCCCTTATCAAAGAGAATTTATCTATAAGGATGAGCAAAGAGATGCTGTTATACAGACAGTTATGGATAACTATCCATTAAATGTAATGTATTGGGCAGATAGAGGTGATGGTACATTTGAAATAATTGACGGACAACAAAGAACAATCTCCATTTGCCAATATGTTTCAGGGGTTTTCTCTTATAAGTTTATGAAATTTGAGAATCTTACAAAGGAAGAGCAGGATAAGATTCTTAACTATAAACTTATGATATATGTTTGTAAAGGGGATAGTAGAGAAAAACTAAAATGGTTTGAAACCATTAATATAGCAGGCGAAGAGCTGACTAAACAAGAGTTAAGAAATGCGGTTTATTCTGGTACTTTTGTAACAGATGCAAAACGCTATTTTAGTAAATCAAATTCACCAGCCTATAACTTAGGGAAAAATATCCTGCCTTCTACTTGTAAACCTTCTAGGCAGGAATATCTAGAAACTGCCCTAAAATGGATTTGTAATGCTCAGAAGATAAAAGATATTAGGGAGTATATGGATAAGCATAGAAACGATGCTACTGCTCTGGAGTTATGGAATTACTACTGTAATGTGATTAACTGGGTAGAAAGTCTATTCTATGTTGGTAAAAGAAAAACAATTATTCAAGGCTTAGATTGGGGTAAATGGTATGAGCTTCATCATAATGATACTTCACTGAATAAGGATGCTCTAGAGGGAAAAATTTCCAAACTCCTTAAAGATGGAGATATACAGAAACCTAAAGGCATCATCCCCTATCTCTTTACTGGTGATGAACGTTACTTAGATTTGAGAACTTTCCCACAAGATATTAGAGAAGCGGTATATGAAGAGCAAAAAGGTATTTGCCCAGATTGTAAAAAACACTTTGAGATTTATGAAATGGAGGCAGATCATAATTTACCGTGGAGCAAGGGAGGAAAAACTATTAAGGAAAACTGTGTTATGCGCTGTGTAACTTGTAATCGAAAAAAGAGTAATAAGTAAACCTTATGGGTTGGGTGATATTTATATTGGTTAATACTCTAGCAGGTGCTGCAATCTGGTATTTTGCGTGCGGTTTAAAGGATAATGATGAGCAATCAGATAGCAAAAGTAATGCAGGGTGCTATATATCCCTAATACTCGGATTTATAGGAGCTTTAATTGTAGCTGGGATGGTTGCTCTAGGTGTTGGATAATATAGAGATATAAATAAAGAGCCAGTCTAACAAATAGGCTGGCTCTATCATTTAAAAGAATATCATTAAGTTAGCAAGCAGCAATACTATCCCGATTCCTACAAACAGAGCTAATACCAGTGCTTCTATTATCTCTTCTACCTTCTATTCATTGGTATCTGAAGTATTTAGTTTATATACATAGTAAAGTAGTATGATGAGTAGTATTAATACTATGGCTGAAAATACTGTAAATAAGGCTGTTATCATAAGCTATAAAGTATATTGGTTTTCAACTGGGTTAATTCACACTGAGCTAAACGAAATATCTGGTTTAGCTTCATAAGACGGTATATCCGATTAAGTAAAACTGATTCCATATCATTCTGCTTTAATCCATTTATTATCAATTCTTTTATATCTATATGCCGTGCTTTTAGGAATCTCAATTACCTACTTTATCACCATTCCGTTATCAGCAGCGGTAGTAACTGGACAGTATTTCTAGGTAACTTTTATACTTCCATCCCTCAACCCTTTAGAGATAGCTCTAATGGAGTATAGGTAAAGGGTATCATTCCCAAAGAAGTTAGCGTAAATGGCTGATGATATTTCTTTATTCCTAATCTTAGATGCCAGAGCTTTAAATTTTGATACTTCCATAAGGTGAGTATCATAAACTTCATACTTCTAGCTTCTGGTTTTAATCTCTACACCGATCACATTCCCTTTTCTATTCTAATAGTAGTAATCGGCTCTATCATATAAATCTGATGCTTCTTCCGCTGTTTCAATATTCTACGATTCCAGAAAACTTTTAAATAAGGCTCTTCCAGCCTACTCACTCTAAATAAATTTATTCATAATAGGTTAATGTTTAATTTCATTATATAAGGTACTCACTCTATCATCTAAAAATATCAGGGATTCAGTAAGAAGTATCTTATTCCCTGCCATTCTGTTAAATGTATCTATAATCTGATTCTGAGATTTAGGAAGCTCCTTCAATGGCTCTCTATTCACACAGAAGGCAAGCAATCTCTAACCCTTCTCAATCTCACTCACTAAAGCCAACTAACTATATTTCTCCACTAAGTATATCATATCAGCACTATCTTACTTCTGTATATTTCATATCCCCTAGTAGCTTTTCCATCTATACGCTTCACTGTGGCTTTGCAATCAAAATACTTCTCTATCTCAGAAGCCTTCACAGCTCTATTAATATCTACGGTACTGTATGCTTCCGCTATGGCTGCTTGTAAGGAAGCAGTGGTATGGAATCCTATTGATACCCTATCCTTCAATATCAGAGCAGCCTTATTTTCTTTGCTCTTATCAGCATCCAGATTTATTATAGCTGCTTGAATATCCTTCTTAATGTATCTAAGGCTCTTAACCCTATCAACTCCTAAGAGGTTATAAGCATCCTTTACAAGTGGCTGAATCTTTACCAGATTCTCAATTTCATTACTTATTACAAAGGGATTTTCCCTTAGTTCCACATACTTTAGGAAGGCTTCTTTAAATGAAATCTTTTTAGATTTACTGCTAATTGTGCCTTCTAGCTTTTCATATTCTGGATTGGTGGTTATTATTCCGTTTTGGTTATAGCTTTTCATAATTGATATTCCGTTTTTGTAAATACTCTGCTCCAGTTTAAAGGTGAATAAATCCAGCTTTATAAGCATATCATTGATATAATAGCTTCCATTTTCATCCTTCATTACATACTCTTTATTAAGGAATTTTTCAGCGGATTTTCTGGCTTTATCGCTCCTATTAACCAGCTCTATTATTTCCTTTGCCCCTTCTAAATCATCATAGGTTCTTTGTACCATATCAGTATAGCTAATCTCTAAATCTATATCTCTTTTCCCAGTAGTGTTGAATATGTGTACTATCATATCCCTAAATGGATTGGTGGCGGTTCTGATCCTTCCTGCTATCTGGTAAATATCGGTGCTTATATCTAAGAGGGTGTTACTGTTACTGCTGTTACTCACCACATAGCATATAGCGGATTCTGAGAAGTAATCGGCACCTTCAAAGGATTTGCTTGTAATGAATGTGAATCTTTTGTTTTCGCTTCTGCTGTTGCTAATATCATACCCAGCCAGCTTCTTTCTATTGGATTCCGTATCAGCACACACTATCTTTACTTCATCCCTGCTAAGGTTGCAGTATTGCAGGATAGAAGCTATATCTGTAACTGAGTTGATGAAAAAGAAGGCTTCATAGCTCTTCAATTCCCCTACGGTAACATATCCATCATTCTTATAGGCATTGATAATATTGGCTGCTTTTAGATAGGGCTTATTAGTCCTTTGCAGATTCACTTTTAATACCTCAACATCATCCCAATCAGCTTTAATATCCTCAATCCCTTCTAAGGCTGCTGGCTTAAATTCTGGACTTATTGGAGTGGCAGACATAAAGCAGAAGGATCGGTAGGCTCTGAAGCTGTTTAATACTCCTTCTATGGCACTCCTTCTATAGCTGTAAGCCTTCAGCAGTATATGATATTCATCGACAAGCAAACGGTAATCTGAAGGGTTAAGATACTCTGCCAATCTGGGTAGCTTATCATAGGTACACATTATCTTTTTTATTCCAGAGCCAGCCAGATATTCCTTCAGTTGCTTCTTAACATCATAGCTAAAGATGCCGAATAATCCGAATATAGTTTGCTCTTTTCCGTCTGGACTGGTAACAGTGGAAGCTCCAGCTTCATTAAGACCAGTCTTATTAATAATAAGTTCTGTGGTGGGTACTGCTATCACATAGTTTTCGGAGTTGAACAGCACTATAGTAGTTCCACCACACCCAGTAATAACTTTATTGAAGATACAATTACTGGGTAAATCTGTAAGGTTTAGATAACCGTTCTAGGAGTTGATTTTAATTGTTTTCATTGATTTAATGTTTAAGAAATTTGATACTGGTAATCTGTATATAAATATTCTTATCTAACATAGCTATTTAGTTGGAATCTTGGTTACTTAGGGTGTAACATTTTTAGTATCTCTAAGGGTATTATTTCAAATTTTTTGTTACACTTGAAATCAAAATATAGGCGTTATCGCAACGCCTAATATTCCTTATTTTGTCAGTCAGTAAAGTAGATTTTTCTCTATTATGAGAGGATTAGAGAAAATATGTTAGTTGCCTTATTCTCAACTTCTTATAAGCAAATATAAATATCTTTTTTCACATTCCAAAATGATTTTCAAATTTTTTTCAAAAATTTTTCTCGCTGCCGTCTGGCGCAAATTTTTCGCTGGAGCGGTGCTAATCGGCAAAGAATCAGCTTTAGAAGGCTCTTTAGCTCACTTCTTAGTAGTGTAACATTTTTAGAGTAAATAGTAAGTTATTTTCTGAAAAATTCTGTTACTCCGAAAAGAGAAATATAGGGGTATCTCAACCCCTTATATTCCCTTCTTAAACATTAACTTTTCTATTATGACAGAACTTCCTAAATCTGGAATGATTCTCAGAAAGATTATACCCTTACTTTCTATACTGCAAATATAGTAACTTTCTGATTGATGCCAAAATGAATATATCACAAAGTTAAATATTCATCTTTATAAGGCTCTTAGCCGTGAGTAGTGCCGTATCGGTGTAGCCAACTGTGGCACTCCTTACAGACAGATAGCAAATTATCATAATCATAGGCTTTACTGATACGCTGTAAGCCTTCATAATTGAGAAAGCTATCTTTGTGGTGAACATCTATAGCAGGTGTGATTTTATCCCTGCCTAAACATATCTCACACAGTGGATAATCTGATAACTTTGCCAGTCTAAGAGCCTTCCACCTTTGGCTCTGGTAGATTGTCTATCTCTCTTCAACTCTTATCCGTCTTATTTTTTCTTTTGTAGGCTTTTTGAGATATGGCATAGCTTTGAATCTGGTTTTTTAAATCGGTGAACTTGGCTTTATCTTTTGGCTGCTCTGGATTATCTGGTAGAACTGAATCGGAGTAGAAAGGAAGATCCACCTTATCATAGCTGCTTACTAGCTCTATGTGGTAGTTAGCTACTTTATCATCCCTATAGTATGCTCCTTTAAGGAGGTTGAAGTAATAAACATACTACTCTATGAAATCTCTGGCTGGGTTATATTTGTATGTGAGCTTTAAGAAAGTATCATTAAAAATCCCTTCATCCTTCTCACACTTAACCAGCTTAGAGTGAAGGTATCTGTAATGGATTTTGAGTAATCGGCTTACTTCACTGTTTGGAACAGCCTTATTAATGTTTACCTACTTCCTTCTGTAGCTGCTCCAAACTTCATTCATCTGTATTATCAAACTAAATTATAAACTAATCCAAAATGTATCTTATCAATGCTGATTTAGTTATTTCCAGCTTCTAGCACATTTCATCTATCTTAAAAGATTGGTGTGGGGTTAGCCTAACCCTTAACTGATCATTTTTATTAGTGGTTTTATCCTTCATATTTATTTGAATATTAGATTATTAAATTTATACAAAGATAATCATTTTTTAGGAGAAGCCAAAATGAAAAAATCACAAATTTTAATATGGCTCTGGATTGATATATAGGCTTTTAGAAGGTGTATCACAGCTCTTCTTACTTGATTGGAATGTGTGGTTTTGTGATACAAAATACTGTATTCTAAATAGAAAAAGATAGCTGGATAGATATGGAATTTCTAAAGGCTGATTTTTCTGAGAACAGATTATATAACACTGAAATATTATTACTTATGACAAAGAAATTTATTATTCCAACTGATATAGAGGAGGAAGCAAAGGAGTATATGAAGGATGTGCTTGATATGCTGGAATCTAACGGAGTGATGGAAAGTGTAGATACAGCAGCTCTTACAATGCTATCCAGAAATTACTCTGTATTTATAAAGGCTTCCAAACAGCTAGAGAAAGATGGCTTAACTGTGGTATCAGATAGGGGTAATCTTTCCCCACACCCAGCTATAAAGATAGCTAATGATGCTCAGACAAAAGCGATGAAGGTAATGGCTGAATTTGGATTGACAGCTAAAGCCAGAACTAAATTACCTAAGTTAGCTTCTCCAGATGAGGATTCACCTTTAGAAGCTCTGATTAGGAATAAAAAGAAGGAGGTAAGATAATGAGGTATATGGGAAGTAAGAATAGGCTGGCAAAGGATTTGCTACCTATTATCACAGCGGACTTAAAGCCTAATCAATGGTATGTAGAGCCTTTTGTGGGCGGTTGCAATATGATTGATAAGGTTAATCATTCTTTAAAAATTGGCTCTGATATTAATAAATATCTTATAGCTCTATTAAAGTATGTATAGGAAGGTAATTAGTTACCAGACTATGTAGAGAAAGAAGAGTATCAGAGAGTAAGAGAGAATAAAGACAGCTATCCAGATTGGTATGTGGGTTATGTAGGGTTTATCTGCTCTTTTAGAGGAATATTCTTTAACAGTCACGCAAAAAATAATTGTGTGGGAGAGAATGGCAAAATAAGACACTACCAGACGGAACATAAAAATAACCTGCTTAAATAGGATTTATCTGGAATCAAATTTGAGAGCTGTAGCTATGATGAGTTGATAATACCAGATAACTCTGTTATTTACTGTGATCCTCCTTATTAGGATGTGAGAGGGTATAGAAAAACCTTTGATAATGCTAAGTTCTGGGAATGGGTTAGGATAAAATCTAGTGAAGGGCATAAGGTTTATGTCTCGGAGTATAAAGCTCCAGACGATTTTAAATGTATCTGGAGTAAAGAGAACTCAACCAATATTAGCGGAAAAGGCGGTTAGGCAACAATAGAAAGGCTGTTTGTATATGGGAAAGATTAAGAAATATCCGATTTATAGGGATGGTAAACTAATAGGCTATGAAGCACCAGAGAAGGAGATACAGATAATTGTATGTGGAAAGAAGGAAGCCGATCCTATCATTATAAAGAATCACTACAGCCATAAGGTAACTAAAAACAGCTTCCTATCCTTCTTAGTCTATTATAAGGGAGAGGTACACGGAGCTTTATAGTTAGGATATGGGATTAAGCCTAAAAGTAAAGGTGAATATAATCCAGATGAAGTAAGGGAATTTGATAGGATGTGGCTTAGTGATGTAATGCCTAAATTCAGTGAAACTATCACCTTATCCCTGCTTCATAAATTCTTAAAGAAGGCATATCCAGAGATTAAGCATCTTATAAGTTATGCTGATACTACAGTAGGTAATGAAGGCACTATTTATAAAGCTGCAAACTATAGGCTTATAAAGAAAATAAAGGCTGATTTTTACATACTGGAATCTGGTGAGAGAGTGCATCCGATTACTATGTGGCATAGACACGGAACTAGAAAATGGAGCTTCCTAACATAGCAATATCCGAATATAAAGAAGGCAGATGGTTTTTAGATTAAATATGTGATGGATTTATGAATAAAGCATACTATCAATATGCTGTAGATGTAGTGGAAGGGAAGGTAGTATGTTGCAATAATATTAAGCTGGCTTGTAGAAGGTTCTTATCCGATTTGAAAAGAGCTGATTTAGAATTTAGAGAGGATGTAGTAGATGGAGCTATAGAGTTTATAGGGATTCTGAAACACTTTGCAGGAAAGAGCAGCGGATAGCCTTTTATACTGGAAGGCTGGCAGCAGTGGATAGTGGCTAATATAGTGGGATTTTACTGGAAGGAAAGCGGAGATAGACGGTTTACCAGCTCTTACATAGAAGTGAGCAGAAAGAACGGGAAAACAGCCTTAGCTGCCGCTCTGTGTATGTACTTCCTTATAGCTGATGGTGAAGATGGTGCTGAGGTAGATTTAGCTGCAAATAGTAAAGAATAGGCTAAGATTGCCTTCTCCTTTTGCTCCAACTTTGCCAAACAGTTAGATCCTTCAGCAAAGGTACTGAAGGCTTTTAGAGATAGCATCCTATTAAATGCCAATGACAGTAAGCTAAAGGTATTTGCAGCCGATGATTCTAAACTGGATGGATTTAATGCCAGCTTCGGATTAGTGGATGAATACCACTCTGCCAAAAATTCTAAAGTCAGGGATGTTATTAAAAGCTCTATGGGAATGAGATAGAATCCACACCTTTGCACTATTACTACTGCTGGGTTTGATAAAACATTACCCTGCTACAAACTTAGGACTACAGCAATAGAAATACTGAATAACTTGAAGGAGGATGATAGTATGTTTATTGCTATCTATTCCTTAGATGATGAAGATGATTGGACTGATGAAAACAACTGGATAAAGTGTACTCCTAATCTGGATATTACTGTTACAAAGAAGTATATCAAGGAATAGGTAAAGAGTGCCACTAATAACCCTTCTGAGGAAGTGGGTGTGAAAACCAAAACGCTGAATCTATGGTGTGATACTGCTTCTGTATGGCTTCCAGAATCTTATATAGTGAGGAACAGCCAGAAGATTAATCTGAAGGATTTTGAGGGATGCCAGTGCTATGTAGGTGTGGATTTGGCAGCCACTTCAGACCTTACAGCGGTATCTTATCTTATAGAGAAAGATGATACCTACTACTTCAAGACGGATTACTATTTACCAGAATCAGCATTAAAGGAGAAGCCAGATAGGGAACTTTACAAATACTGGAAGCAGCAGGGATTACTGAAGATCACTGAGGGGAATGTTACCGATTATGACTATATCACAAATGATCTGGTGAAGGCTTCTGAATCCCTTACTATTTAGGCTATCGGATATGATAAGTACAATGCTACCCAGTGGGCTATTCACGCTACGGAGCTGGGATTACCATTAGTGGAATATCCCCAGACTTTAGGAAACTTCAATAAGCCTACTAGGGAAATGGAGAGATTAATCTTATCTGGCAAGGCTGTGATAGATAACAATGAAATTAATAGATGGTGTTTTAAGAATGTTACCCTTAAATCTGATTATAATGGCAATGTGAAGCCTAATAAGGCTATCAAGGATAAGAAGATAGATGGTGCTATTGCTATGATATAGGCTCTGGGTATGTATCTTTAGACCCCACACTATTCAAACGAACTATTTATAATTTAATTCTATGTTTGGATTTAAGAAAAGACAGAAGGAGCAGCCAGCAGCAGAGGAAAGAAGTATGTTTGATTATCTTACTTACAACAGTGCTACAAGCTATACTACTGAAAAAGCTATGTTACTTTCTACTGTTTACAGATGTGTAGAGGTAATATCTGATTCAATAGCATAGCTTCCACTAGAGCCTTATAAGATGGATAGTCAAGGGTATAAAATCAAGTTTACTTCACACCCTACTTACAAGCTGCTCAACAAAGAGCCTAACCCCAGAATGACAAGATTTGATTTTATAAAGGTACTGATAGTATCTACTCTTCTTAGGGGTAATGGCTATGCTTATATAGAAAGAGATGAAAAGGGAAATGCTTAGGGTTTGCACTTCCTTCCTTCGGAAGTGGTAACTATCATAAAGCCTAAGACACTTAGGGAAGCTGTGTCTTACAGTATTGCAGGACTGGGTAAGGTGGAAAGCTGCAATATGATTCATATTAAGAATTTCAGCTATGACGGAATAGAAGGAGTATCTACCCTCAGACACGCTAGGAACTCTTTGGGATTAGCCTTAGATAGTGATGCTCACGCTGCTGGATTCTTTAAGGGAGGTGCTAATCTGGCTGGTATTCTGAAATCAGAAACGAATCTTAACGCTAAGTAGAAAGATGATTTGAAAAGAAGCTGGCAGATGGCTTTTAGTCCTGCTACTGGCACTCCTAACGGTGTGGCGGTACTGGAGGGTAATCTATCTTTTGAGCCTATCACAGTAAATCCTACAGATGCTCAACTATTGGAAACTAGGCAATTTAATGTAGTGGATATATGCAGATTCTTTGGTGTATCTCCAGTGAAGGCTTTTGATTTGACTAAATCAAGCTACTCCACTGTGGAAGCCACTAACCTATCATTCCTTACTGAAACCCTATCACCACTCTTAGAGAAGATAGAACTGGAATTTGAGAGGAAACTGTATAAGCCTTCTGAGAAGGATTCCATAGATGTAAGATTTGATACAGCTACCCTTCTTAGAGCGGATAAAGCAGCTTTAGCTCAATACTATAACACACTCTTTAATATCGGTGTGGTTAGTCCTAATGACATAAGGAAGCAGCTAGATTTACCAGCAATAGAAGGAGGTGATAATACCTTTGTATAGGTTAATATCCAGACCTTAGAAAGAGCCGTTTCATCTACTCCAGATAATACCAATACCGTTAAGGAGAAAATGGATATAATAACTGATATACAAACTGATAAAGAATAATAAAAATGGAAATTAAAAGTGGAAGTGATTTAATCCTTATCCTAGAATTAGAGGATATTAAAGGTATGCCATTAAGGGTAGAGAATACAGCACATTTTAAATTGTATGTATGGACTGCCAACAGAAATAACTTCTTGGTATTTAATAAGAGAGATATTAACACTAAGGGCAATATAGATAGAATTGCCATACCAGATTACTTTATGAATACTCTGGAATCTGGTGTACTCTGCTATACCTATGATTATGCTATCTGGGATTCTGCCTTTAACCATACCGATTGTATGTATAACAAGGTAAAGGAGGTAACTACTGATATTTATTGGCGTAACTGTAATTTCAATGAAGTTCCTGCCAATCCAGTAAACTATCAAACACTGGAGTATATCAGGGATTTGATTGAAATGGAGAGATTAGAGAGGGAGAAGGCAGATAAGCACTTGGAGCATTTTGTAAAATGTGAATATACCGATAAACTAAAAGAAGAGGTTAAGAGAAGCACTGAGGTAGATGTGGAAATGCTTAACCGTATCAATTCCAATAAGGAAGCTGCTGATAAGGCAGATAAGGCTATATCTGATAAACTTGAAGCTGAGATAAAGAGAAGTAATGATGTGGATATTTAGATGTTAAACCTTATCAAAGAAAACAAGGAGGGAGCTGAGGAAAAGATAGATCAAGCTGCCAATGCCTTCAATACTGCTCTTAATAATGAAATCTCCAGAGCCACTACAAAGGAGAATGAGATAGCCACTAACCTTACTACTGAAATCAATAGGGTAACTTCTGAAATCAATATTACCAGAGATACCATAGAAGCGGAAGCCAACAGAGCTAAGGGAGCTGAAAAGCAGCTTACAGATACTCTTAATGCTGAAACTGATAGAGCCATTGAAAGAGAAAACGCCATTAACAGTAAGGTAAATGAGATTGTAGAAAATCTGGGTGATGAGATTGAACGCTCCTTAGAGAAAGATAGGGAGCATAAGCAGGAACTTGATATAGAGGTAAACCGTGCTAAGGCAGAGGAAAACAGAATAGATACCGCTCTTACTGTGGAGGTATCGAGAAGCAAGGCTAAGGATGATGAGCTTACTTCCGATATTCAATCTGAAGTAGAACGTGCTAAGGCTGTGGAGAAGGATATTACCACAGCTCTTCAAAATCTTAAATCTACAGTAGCCAGTAAGAATACTGAATTTACTGATGCCTTAGATGCAGAGGTAAGCAGGGCAAAAGCAGCGGAGAAGGCTGTGGCTGATAATCTGGCTTCTGAGGTATCTAGAGCCACTGGCAAGGAGAATGATCTTAACACAGCTATCACTGATGAAACAGCCAGAGCTAAGGCTGAAGAGAAGGTGATTAATGATGCTCTTAAAGCAGAGGTGAAACGCTCCACAGATGAGGATGAAGCTATTAAGGCTTCTATTGCCGGTATTATTTCTGATGCTTCCGGATTAAGTAAGAAGGTGGATGATGAGATTAGCCGGGCAAAAGCTAAGGAGAATGAACTAAAGAATAGCGTTGATTCAGTTGAAACTGCTGTAAGTAATGAAGTTAGTAGAGCAGTAGCAAAGGAGAAGGAAATAGCTGATTCTGTAAAGGCTCTTTCTGTTACCTTCGCTGATGAGGTTAAACGCTCTACCGATAAAGATGCAGATATTACTAAGGCTCTTTATGATGAAGTAGCCAGAGCTACCGATAAGGATAGCGAACACACTGCTTCTATCAATGCCATTAATCAAGTTCTGGATATTGTTACTGGTGCTGATTCTGTTATAGGCTCTATCAATCACGGAGTATCAGACAGCAAACATTATACTGATGATGAGATAGCCAAACTTAAATCATCTATAGAATCTGATGTTACAAATACCCTCAAAGATTACGCCACTAGGCAGGATGTAGATGATAGGATTAAGAATGTGATTGGCACAGCTCCAGAAGCCTTAGATACACTTGGGGAAATAGCTGAAGCTCTTAACAAAGATAGTGATGCCATAGGTGCTATAAATGGAGTATTGGCTGGTAAGGCTGATAAATCTGATACCTATACTAAAGCTGATGTAGATGGTAAGGTAGCTACTTTAAATAGTGCTATTGCCACTGAATCAAGTAGAGCTGAATCTGCTGAACAGACCATTAGAAACAGTGTGGATAATGAGATAGCAAGAGCTAAGGCAGCAGAGCAAAATCTATCGGATTCTATTGTAAATGTAAATACTGAGATAACCAGTATAAAGGCTTCTCAATCGGCTACAGATGCTTCTATAAGCGATGAGGTAAGCAGAGCTAAGGCTAAGGAAGCTGCTATAGAAGCCAGTATTTCTACTGAAGCTGGCAGAGCCACAGCATCCGAAAACAAATTAGCCACAGACATTCAGACGGAAACAGAGAGAGCTAAGGCTGCTGAAAGTTCCATTGCAGAGAATATAGGTAATCTCACTTCTGTAATCAGTAATGAGATTGATAGAAGTGTGGCTAAAGATACTGAACTCACAGCTTCCATTACTACGGAATCTGATAGAGCTAAGGCAGTGGAGAACAGAATAGCCACAGACCTTACAACAGAAATACACCGTGCTAAGGATGCTGAATCTGCCTTATCTGATAAGATTGATATTATCAATGGTGATAAGGCTGTAGTGGGTTCTATTGCACATAGCTTAGAGGATGCCAAACACTATACAAATGATGAGATAGCTAAACTTCATATTCCTTCTTTAGAAGATTACTATACTAAATCTGAGGTGGATTTGGCTATAGATTACACTGCAAAGAACTTCTATACTAAGAAGGAGATTGATAACACTCTTAAAGATTACTATACCAAAGAAGAGGTGATGGAGCTTATTAAATCATTCCTTACTGTGGAGGATCAAACATTAAAAGTAAATATTTGATATGGAAGTAACGAAACTACATTTAAACGGAAACGAATATAATTTTACTGATGCAGAAGCACAGAGTAAGATTAATGATATTATAGAATCCACTTATACAAAAGGTGAGGTAGATAAGGCTCTTTCTGATTCCCTTAAAGATTATGCTAAGAGCAAGGATGTAGAAGCCACATACCAGCCTAAAGGAAACTATCTTACAGAACACCAGAATATTTCAAACTTGGCTACTAAGAGTGAGGTTAAGGCTGTATCTGATAAAGTAGATGCTATCAAAGTTCCAACAAAGGTAAGTGAGCTTACAAATGATTCTAAGTATCAGACAGAAACACAGGTAAATAATGCTATTCAAAAAGTAGTGGGTACTGCTCCAGAGGCATTAGATACTTTAGGAGAGATAGCTGATAAACTTAATGATAATGATGATGCTGTAGCAGGTATAGTTAGCAGTCTTTCCACTAAGGCAGATAAATTAACTTTTAGCAGCTATTATAATAAGACTGAGGTAGATTCTAAGATAGCAGAAGGAGTAGCTTCTGTAGATTTAACTCCTTATGAAACTATAGAGGGAGCATCTGAGAAATACCAGCCTAAAGGTAATTATCTAACTTCTCACCAGAGCCTAGCCAGTTACTTGAAGGTAGATGGCAGCAATGGAACAAAGGAAGGAGCTTCTACCTTACTTAGAAAGTTAGGCGATGGAGATTAGACAATGACAGATAACACCCTTTTAGTAACTTCCTATTACAGCGGACAAACTTCAGATAATCCTTTATTTTATAAAAGACCTGCTAATTTACTCTGGAACTATATAAAAGGTAAGACTGATGCCCTATACTTAAAGGAGCATCAATCACTAAGCGGATATTTGAAGGCTTCTGATGCTGCTAACACCTATCAACTCAAAGGAGATTATATAACAGAGCATCAAGATATATCTAATCTGGCTACAAAGAATACAAGTGAAGAGATTACTGGAGTTAAGACCTTCACAAATGGCTTTAAGATTACTACTACAACTTCTTGGGAGGATAATGATAGATCCATACCCTTCACTTATACAAATGCTCCTAACTTGGTTAGGTGGTATAATCAAGATGCAAATAAGGGATTAACTTATAATCCTGCTTCTGGAGCTGTTAAGGCTGGAGCTTTTGTAAAGAGAGGTGGTACTGCTTCTCAGTTCTTAAAGGCTGATGGTAGTGTAGATGATACTACCTACATTAATACCACTAACTACTCTTCCTATGCTCTACCCTTATCTGGTGGAACTATGAAGGGAGATATTAAGATAACCCAGATTAGAGGTACTGGCACAGATAATAATTTCCTTTTAGGAAATAGCGGTTAGACTGCTAGTGCTACTGGTGCTTCTGGTGATGATTGGTTTGTAGGCAACTATGCTAAGGCTGGCGTAATCCGTTCTGCTGGCGATTTAAAGCACTACAGTAATGGGAAAGGCACTTATATCATTCTGGATAGTAGTAACTACAGTAATTTTAATATCCCTACTATCTGGACTGGAACGGAAGCACAATATAACGCCTTAACTACCAAAGATAGCAATACATTATACCTAATACCAGAGTAATATATGATAAAGTTGAATGATAAAAAGATTGGGAGTGCTTATTTAGGAAGCACTCCTATATCAAAAATCTATAAGGGTAACTAGCTAATATACCAGAAGCTACAGAATTATATAGAGGTGGTAAATACCACTGATACCTTATCTCTTTTTAAAGATGATTATAATTAGAAGTACAAAAAAAGATTACACAGTTACACCTAATACCCCTTCCAAAATAGAAGTAGGATCATCTGTTTATTATGGTTAGCTAGCTCCTAATGTTTTATGAGGTTGAATCATTGGTATCTGTAGATTTTACACATTTTGCAGAATATACAGCAGGAGGTTTTTAAGACTGAGGATTTATTTTTATAAATGCAGTAATCTAACCACTGTTAAAAGGATTGGGTAGATTCTTAAATGATATGTATAATTACGGACTTTGGTCAAAATCCATTAATTCATTATTTTATAACTGCTCTTCTTTAACAGAAGTAGGAGATTTGAATGATTTTGATATATCCCTTTGTAAGAATATCCTATATGCTTTTTATGGCTGCTCTGCCCTCAAAATCTTAGACCTTAGTAAAATGGAATACCAGTAATGTTACCAATATGAATAGGGTATTTCAAGGCTGCTCTTCTCTGGTTGAACTCTACATAGATAAATTTGATACTTCCAGCGTAACAAATAACTATGTGATAGATATGTTTAGAGATTGTGTATCTCTTCGGAAGATTAGGTGTACCCAGTCCTTTAAAGATTACTGTATTTCAAAACAAAATATTATGTAGCTTCCTGACGCAATGAGAGAAGGCGGTGAAGGTGTTTGGGAGATCGTAAGTTAAGAATCTGGTTTGTATCACAAAATACTGTATTCTATAAAAGAAAACTATGGTAAGAGAAATAAGAAACACTAATAACGAAATAACACCTATTTCACCAGAATCCAGATTAGTTACTGGCTATGCCATTGTATTTAATTCCGATTCTAATGATTTGGGTGGGTTTACTGAGCGGATTAATCCCAATGCCTTAAATGGAGTAATAGAGAAGTCTGATGTGCTTTGCTTACTTAATCACAATGAGGATAAAGGGGTATTAGCCAGAAGTAATAAGGGTGAAGGAAGCCTAACCCTTTAGATAGATGAAATAGGTTTAAGATATTCCTTTGAAGCTCCTAATACAGCTCTGGGTGATGAGCTTTTGGAAGGATTAAGAAGAGGTGATATTTCCACTTCCAGCTTTGCCTTCACCGTTGAAAAAGATAGCTGGAGTAAGAATGAAGATGGAAGCTATCTCAGAACTATCAATAGTATCAGTGAGCTTTTTGATGTGTCACCAGTTTACAGAGCTGCCTATGATGCCACTTCTGTAAAGGTAGATGCCAGAGGACTGGATGAAATGAAGGCAAGGGAGCAGGAAGAGCTAGCCAATTATTTTAATGAACTTAGAGCTAAATTGAAATGAACACACTGGAACTTATAGACAAAAAGGAGCAGCTACAGATTAGAGCCAACGCTATTCTATCTGGTGCTGAAAAAGAATCTAGGAAGCTCAATGATGAGGAATCCAGTAGCTTCAATGATATTCTTAAAGAGATAGAGCAGACTGATGAGGAACTTAGAAAGATGAGTAATAACATTGAATCAAATAATAAAACTAACAAAATGGAAAAATTTTCTTTACTTAAAGCTATCAAGGCTGTAACTGAGAAGCAGCCACTTGATGAAAGAAGTGCATCTATCGTAAATGAAGGTATTGCTGAAATGCGTAAGACTGGACTTTCTTTTAACGGACAGATTCAGCTTCCAGTAGAAGAGCGTGCCGATGTGCAAGCTACAGTAGCTACTGCTGGTATGGAAGCTGTGGCAACAGATAAACTTAATATTTTAGAGCCACTTAGAGCTAACTTGGTAATGGCTTAGGCTGGTACTACCTTTATGACTGGCTTAGTTGGTAATGTGGCTATCCCTATGTATGATGGCTCTACTGTAGGCTGGGAAGGCGAAATAGACCCTGCTAAGGATGGTGCTGGCAAGTTTAGCGAAATTGAGTTATCACCCAAACGCCTTACTGCCTTCATTGATGTATCTAAGCAGTTCCTACTTCAAGATTCCGTAAGTGCTGAAGCTATGCTAAGAAATGATATTGTAAAGGCTCTTTCTAACAAACTTGAAGCTACTATATTGGGTGATGAAGCTGGTTCTAACAAAGTTCCTGCTGGTATCTTTAACGGTGCTAATGCTATGGTGCTTGATTATGATGGCACTGTGGATATGGAGGAATCATTAGAGGAAGCCAATGTAGGAGGTGAATATACCTACATAGTATCTCCTAAAGCTAAGGCTTCTCTTCGCAAGGCTAAGAAGGGTGATAATGGCTTTGTAATGGAGGATGGGGAAGTAAACGGTATCAAGGTACTCTGTACTTCTGCTTCTAAGGGAATTGTACTCGGTAACTTCTCTGAGTATGTTATAGCACAGTGGGGAGCTATTGATTTAACCATAGACCCCTATTCACAAGCTGTAAACGGCAAAGTAAGAATCATCATTAACGCTTACTTTGATGCTAAACCTAGACGCTCTGAGGCTTTTGTAGCTGGGGTAATTGAGTAATAATTAGTGTTATGAATCGGTGGGAAAGGAGTAGGCGTAAAAGCCTACTCTGATTCTGCCACTTAAAACTGAATAAGCTATGTATGTTACATTGACACAAGCAAAGAAGCATCTGCAAATTGACAATGATTTTAAGGATGATGATGAATACCTTATAATGCTGATTCAAGTAGCGGAGGATGCTGTGGAAGCTAATTTGTGCATACCTTTGGCTTCACTGTTAAGGGATGGTGTGCTGCCTAAATCTGTACTCCACTCTATCCTTCTGATGATTGGTAATCTATACTCCAACAGAGAGCCAGTCAGTTTTACTTCAGTTACTAAAGTACCCTATACACTGGAATTTCTATTAGCCACTTATAAACAATACTATATACCGTAATGAGAGCTGGATTACTGAATGAAGTTATTAAGGTTGAAAAGCCAGCTTCCTTTACTAATGAGTATGGAGCTAACTACATTCAATGGGAAACCTTCATAAGCAGGACTAAGGCACAAGTTACCTATTCAAGCGGTAATAGGCTCAATGAGAATAATGAAATAATCTTTGCCTATGAGGTGGTTTTTACAGTGAGAATTTATCACCAGATAGATGAGCGAATGAGGATTATCTGGAAGAATAAAAAGTATCGGATTTTATCCATTGAAGAGAATAAGAAACTTCAATCATTAACAATTAAAGCGGAGCTGATAAATGAATAACGTGCAAGTAGATGATACTTCAGTATAGAATCTCTTTAATGCCCTAGATGCTGATTCCACAAAGTAGATTCTATTCACTGCTCTAAAGAAGGGTGGATAGAAGCTAGCCAGCCAGACTAAGAGAAGTTTGAAGGCTAGATTAGGCTCTGGTGCTACTTCTCCTAACAGATGGAACGGCAAGACGATGGAAAGCGGTGTAAGGCTTAAAGCAGATAAGGATTACTGTGAGGTATCTGTGAGTATATTGGGAGATTTTAGGCTGAAGTTCTTTGAGAAGGGAACAGCACAGAGAAGGCTTAGAAGAGGTGGAGCAAACAGAGGTATCATTAGACCGCTTTATTTCTTTAGAGAAGCCAGACAGCAGGGAATAGATGAAACTATAAGTAATTCCATTACAGAATCATTAAGGAATATATGAACGGATTGGAAATAGGCAAGGCTATATATAAAGTGCTTGATGGCACTGCTACGGTATATCCCTTAGTAGCCGATTTGGGTGCTTCATATCCCTTCATAGTCTATCGGAGAGCCAGCGTAATCCACTCTTCCAGTAAAGACAGATTCAACTATTAGGAGCTGGCAACTGTGGAGGTGGTAGTGGCTGGTAATACCTATCAGCAGAGCCTTCAGATAGCAAAGGAAGTGATGAACAGAATGGAGCATACCAGAGGGGTATATGACAATATCAGCATATCAGAGATAAAGATGGTAAATGCTGAAGAGGATTTTATAGAAGATGCTTTTATACAAAAACTAACATTTAATATTGAAATACAATGATTACAAAAGGTGGTGATTTAATGCTTTTCGTGGGTGGAAAATCTATAGCCTACGCTACTAACCATACTCTTAGTATCTCTGCTGATACTAAGGAAACCAGTACAAAAGATAGCGGTGGACTCTGGCAGACTTCGGAAGTAGGGATGTTAAGCTGGAGCTGCTCTAGTGAGAATCTTATTGGCGATCCTATGGCTGGAATAGGATATGATGAGCTTTTTGAAATGATGGTGGCTCGTAAGCCTATTACTGGTGTGTTTGCACTTGAAGGGGATTCCACTAATTTTCAAGAGGGAAAACTTGGTGCTGCTCCTACTGCTGGCTGGACTGCTAAAGCTAATGATGGCTATACTGGCTAGATGGTGATTACCAGTCTGGAGAAGAACGCCCCTAACGGTGAAAACGCTACTCTTAAAGTGGATTTTACTGGTATCGGTGAACTCAAAAAGGTAAAAAAAAACTAAACAGCAGGAAGATTGAACTTCCTGCTGGATCAGATGAGCAAAAAGAATCGGACTTGACTTTAGATGAAGATAAGGCTATGTTACAAAAAGTGTGAAAAAATACCCTAGAGAATGGTATAAAAATTTTTTGTTACATAGGGTAATTAACTGAAATATAAGTATATCCCTTTATACCTTTGTTAGAGGGTATGGAGGGATTTACTTTTTAACACTAATCGCTATGACAATTACAATTAACAATACAGAGTATAAGGTGAAATATACTATCAGAGCCTTATTCATCTTTGAGCAGATAACTAACAGAGCTTTTGAAATCCGTACTACCCTAGATAACTACTTATTCTTTTACTGTATGATTCTGGCTAATAATCCAGATACTACTCTGGATTGGGATGAATTTCTAGATGCTATGGATAATGATATTTCCCTTATTACCCAGCTTAACTAGGTAATATCGGAATCCCAGAAAAAGAATGAGCTGTTTGATGAGGTGGCTGGTAACAGTGAAAAAAAAAGTTAAGTGTATCGGAGCTTTACGCCATACTCACACTTAGGCTTCATTATCCCCCAGATTATGTACTGGATAGAATGGAGCTTTATGAAGTGAAGGCTGTGATGGATTATGATTATTTTGCCTATAAAGATAGCTGGGAGCAAGCTAGATTAGTAGCCTATCTTATAGCTCAGACAAACAGCAGGAAGCAGCTTAAACAGACTGATATAGTAAGATTCCACTGGGATAGGGATGAAGCTGTGACTACTATTTCTAATGCTGATGTGGAGAGATTGAGAGAATAGGCTAGACAATTTGAAAATCTATTAAATACGGAATAAAATGGCAAACGATTATATAGTTAGGCTCTAGGGTTAGGATAATCTATCTGGAACTATCCAGAATGTATAGAGAAGCATAGAAGGACTTGGTGGAAGTGCCAGCCGATTAGATGCCATACAAAGGAGATTTGAACGCATAGAGCAATCCTCAGCACCACTTAGAAAGAAGCTGAAGGATGTGAAGGCTGAAATGGAAAGGTTGGCTGTTACTGGTGATACTTCCAGTGAACTCTTCTAGAGGATGGCACAAGCAGCACAGAGGTATCAGCAAGCTCTAGATTAGGTGAATCAAGCTACTAGGGGTGTAGATTCAGCTAGCAACCAGATGAACGGAAGATTAAGTGATATTAGAGGGATGGCTGGCTAGGTGGCTTCCAGTGCTGGATTAGGTGGAGTAGCATCTACATTAAGTGCAATAGCTACCCCTGCTGGAGCTGCTGTAGCTGGTGTAGGAGCTGTGGCTGCTGTATTGGTTAAGGCTGGTAATGCTGCTGCTGAGTTTGAAACACATTTAGACAGTCTGCAATCTTTAACGGGATTGGATGATGAAGCTATGCAAGCTATCTCTAAAGGAGCTATAGAAATGAGTAAAGGGTTTAAGAGTAGTGCCAGTGATATAGTAGATGCTATGAAGCTGATTGGTTCGCAAGCTCCAGAACTCTTATCTGATAAAGATGCTCTGATGGAAGTTACTAAGGCTGCAAATGTACTTAGTGAAGCTGCTCAGATTGAAGTGGTGGATGCAGCCAAAGGTATTACTACAGTGATGAATCAAATGGGTGTATCTGCTTCGGAAGCATCTAACATTATAAATACTCTGGCAGCATCATCCTAGCAGGGATCAGCAGATGTAGCCTATCTTAATAAGGCTTTTGAAAAGGCTGGTACTGCTGCTAAGGGTGCTGGAATGAACTATGTGGAACTATCGGCTGCTGTAGAAGCCATAGCACCTAAATTTAGTTCCGCTGATGTGGCTGGCTCACAACTAGCATCGACACTATTAAAGCTATCTATGCAGGGCAACAATGATTTTAAGCCTGCTGTGGTAGGTATGCAATAGGCTTTAGAGAATCTGGCTAAGGCTGAAATGAATGATAGCCAGATAAAGGATTTGGTAGGTGAATCTAATGTTACTATGCTGAAATCCCTGATGGAAGCCAAAGATACCTTTGCTGGCTATACCCAGACTTTAGCAAGAACTAACACAGCCTTTGAACAGATGGCTATTAATAATGATAACTTTGAAGGCAAGGTAAATGCTCTTAAATCAAGTTGGGAAGCCTTCTTAATCAATCTAGGACAGTCTGCCCCTATATAGGCAACTATGGACTTGATAATTTCTCTGGGAGAGGGATTGATGGAGGTGGTAGATTGTATAATGGATGTGGTGGATGCCCTATCCAGTATGGGAGATTCATCTGTAATATCCCCTATGGAGCAGCTTAAAGTTACTTGGGATGCTCTGGTAGCTATCATTAAAGGCTGTTTAGTGGCTATTGAGATAGTTATAAGAGCTGTAGCCAAACTGAGGGAAATCTTTGTGGATGCTGTTAAAAACGGATGTTTGAAGGCTTGGAATGGCTTTAAGGATTCAGTGTCTAATATAGCTTGGGTATAGAAGATTTTAAATGGATTTAAGAAGGTTGGGGATTACTTTAAAAGCATCTGTGATTATATCTTAAAGCTCTGGAATAAGATGTGTGATACTCTGGGTATGGAGAGTAAGAAGGTATCTATAGCTTCAGAATCCATAAAGGCAGAGAAAGTAATATCTGAGAGTAAGACCACTACAGAGAACACTACCAACAATACCACTAACAATACTACCAATAATACTACAAACACTAAGACTAAATCCAGTAAAACAGAGAAGATAGATTATTTGGTTAGCGTGGATGATAAGACCCTAGACACAGCGGAAAAGAAACTATCTGCTTGGACTGCTAAAAAGAAATCTCTTAGATTTGATGATAAGACTGGGTTAGCCGAATGTGAAGCCAATATAAAGAAGTGGAGTGAAGAGGTTATTAGAAGGAAGATAATGCTTACTGTGGAAGGGCAGGAAGCTATAGAAAGAATTGATGCTATAAAGGCTAAGATAGCTGAACTGGAGAATAGGAAGGTAGAGCTTACTACTATCCAAAATACAGAATCGGAATCAGCTAATAAGGTAACTGTGGAAACTGATTTAAGTGGTGTGAATGAGCTTAAATCAGAGCTGGATTCTATTTAGGATAAAAATGTAGAGATTACTACCATTGAAAGAAAAGAATCTGTAACCACTGAATCCACTATTTCCAGAAGTGAGGTTATCACTGAGATTACAGTGGATGATTCCGATATTAGGAAGGTAAATGATGAGCTTATAGCCTTAAAGAATGAGCTTTTTATAGAGCAGGTAAAGATAGGCATTAAGCCAGAGCTTGAAAAAGGTAGTATCAATGATATAAACAAAGAGCTGAAGAGCCTAGAGGAAGCTAAGAAAATCATCCTTAATACTGTGGCTGATCCTCAACAAATACAGCAGTTAGAAGAGAAGGTGAAGCAGCTTAAAGGTAAGTTAGAATCTGAGCAGATTAGATTAGGGCTAGCTCCAGAATACGGAAGCATCAATAGGATAAAGCAGACCATTAAAGAGAAGGAGAATGAGCTACAGCTAGCTCTTAATACTGAGCTGGATTCTGAATCTGTAAAGGATCTGATGGAGGAACTGGATGCTTTGAGAAAGCAGGAAGAGAGCAAGGAGATAGAGCTGGGTATTAAATCAGTACCTTCCATTAGAAAGGAGGAATCTTAGAGATTTGATAAAGGCTCTGTAGAGGATAAGAAGCAATCTCTTTCTAATGCCAGTTCAATGATAGAGGATATTAAGCAGAACTACAGTCTTAAACTTATAGGAGCTGATGAAGCTAAGGCACAGATAGAAGCTATAAATGCTCAGTTACTGGAGCTGGGATTAAAGCCTATAGAGCTTACGGTAAATGATAACGGTACTATCACTACAGCTATGGAGAATCTGGAAGCCTATAAGGAAAGGATGTCTGATGTGGCTTCAGTGGCTAGCTCTGTGGGTACTGCCTTCGGTAATCTGGGTAATGCTATCGGCGGTACTGGTGGAAAATTCTTAGAGCTGGCTGGATAGAGTGCTTAGGCTGTATCTCAGATGATACCTCAGATAGTAGCTCTTATAGGTGCTAAGTAGGGTGAAGCTCTGGCTTCTGGTACTGCTTCCGCTGCTGCTCTTCCGTTCCCAGCTAACATAGCAGCCATAGCTTCCATTATTGCTACCATTACTGGCTTATTCGCTTCCTTCGCTGGCAGCTTTGCCGATGGTGGTATTATATAGGGTAGTTCTTTTCACGGTGATAAGATGCTAGCCAGAGTGAACGCTGGAGAAATGATATTGAATCAGAAGCAGCAGAGTAATCTGTTTAATGCTCTGGATAGTGGAGGTGCTACTGGAGGTATGCAGAATGTAGAGTTTATTATAAGTGGCTCTACATTAAAAGGATGCTTAAAGAATTATGATAGTAAGATGTCTAAATTGAAGTGATTAAGTAAGGATAAGTGAAGAGCGAGTTTCAGCTCGCTCTATATCACTTTTAATTGTTGACTGGATAGACCCCTATTGGGTATTCACATTTTTCACACTGAATCACATATATCTTTTCTGGTGATTCATCTTTCGGAAGCTCAAATATGCGTACATTTTTTTCCACACGCATAAACGGCATAGGCTTCTTACAGTTCGGACAATAGATTAAATCATCTCTCATAAGGATAATTGTTAAAAGTTAATTCACTCTTAGGATAGTTTATCTATCCTACTTTTACAAAGATAATACAAAGATGGCACACCAACAAATAAAATCTGCTAGAAGCCATTATTTTTTCTTAAAATAATTTGGGAATCTCCTATGGAGTACCAAAACTAACTACTAATAAATTAACAACTTATGTCAAAATATACCAGTGAATTTATTTCCATAGATGGAAAAGTTTACAAAGTTGAAATATCCACTGATAAAGGAACTAAAACTGAGAGCTTTGTTTTAGGTGGTACTCCTTTTGTTACGGAAATGGATAGCGATGGAAAAACTATCTACGCTCCTATCAAGTCAAGCGGAGCTACTATAGAAATGCTTACTTCCACTATGCCATTTGACTTATACAGCAGCAGAACTAAAGGGGTAAAAGTAACTCTTACAAATACCACAGATAACAAAATTGAATGGGTGGGATTTGTTACACCGTGCGCTTATGATATGGGATTAGATGAAGAGAAGGAAGTGGTGGAGATTGAATGTGTTGATGGCATTGCAGCCTTAAAAGATATGCCGTACCGTTCCACTTCTAAAGATGTTGATACCTTCCTTAATATTATTTTCGGATGTCTTAAAAGAGCTGGATGTTATAAGAATCTCTATGTTACTGATAACATACAGTTCACTTCAAGCGGTACTGATTCCATTATGTCTAAGCTGAGAGTATCAGAAGCTAACTTCTTTGAGCAGAAGGATAGTGAAGCCTAGCCAGATGATTCAGTGGCTTGGAGCTGCTATGATGTACTGTTTGAGATAATGTAGTATATGGGTTATACCCTTACTACTTCTGGTGAAGATGTGTATATACTGGATTATGATGCTATTATAAAGGGTAGAACTAAATACTTCAAATACTCTCTTACTGGCTCTGCTATCGGTAATCCTACTTCCGTAAACTTATCATCATCTAAGCTAATAGATGGGGATTCTCACGCTGAGAACGGAGCAAAGATTACATTAGATGAGATATTTAATCAAGTTACTGTGATAGATGAATTTTTTGAGATTGATAGCCTAGTTGATGGACTGGATAACAGTAAGAACTATATTAACATTACAGCCAGCTACGATACAGAGCTTAAAAACTGGTTTAGGAATGATAACCGTTTTCTGGAATCGGAAGTGTTTACTGTAAAGAATAAGGCTGGTGAGGATGAGAGCTTTTTTGTAACCCTTACTAAGGCTGATGATGGTAAAATATTCTTTGTTGTGGGTAAATTTTATAAGAATCCTATGATTACTACCTATCATTACGGACACAATGCCAATAGCCTTCAGAATGAGAGCAGCTATAACCCTATGAAGTATTCTAGCCTATGGAATGGTAAGGGTGCTACTGTGGTAGGCTTATTCACTAAGCAGATTGAAAGCAATAAGTATAATCAATGGAGAGCGGATATTACTTCTAACTGGGATGGATAGAGCAAGGAAAAGAAGCTACAGCAATTTGGATAGCTGGCTAATATTGCCAATATCGGAAGTAAGAAGCTGGTGAACTATATTCTTTGCCTTAATCAAGATTCTAACCATATAGAACACGATAAAGTAAGGAATTATCCCTACTTCAAAATAAAGAAATCAGTGCCTACTATCTTTGGCGGTGATGGTGGCTACATAGTAATTAAGGGTACTATCATTAGGCACTATATGTATAATGCTCCTTTTCCTATGAATGGTACTGTTTATAGGCATAAGGACACAAAGAAAACTTCTATCTATGCCAATGAGGGTTATATCTGGGGATAGCTTAAATGGGGTAATCACTACTGGAAAAATGAAGGTGATTACAAGACTATGGGAGATTGGGTAACTACTCCAGCATATTTTAAAATCTACTATGGAGATCCTACAAAGGAAACAAGGGTAGATGATTGGCAGGATAAGGATTCACCATTTTATAATAATTGTGGCTCTTTATGGGGTGTGGATGAGAATGGCTACTATGTGCCTACGCCCCCAGATGGAAACCTTAACGGAGAAGTGGAGCTAACCATTTTTGCCAATAAGGACACTAAAGGGAAATGGGCTAGGAATAATAAAAAGGACAAAAAGAATAGCTATAGTGGCTATCCTCCTAAAGTTATGCTGTTTAAGGGATTGGATATTACTGTAGGATATTCTGATGATGCTATGAATGAAGATGCTGCTTCCGCTGATACTTATTACTGTGCTGATAACTCCACTGAGGATAATGTAAGGCAGATGGATGAGATAAAATTTAAGATTTGCACCTTTGACAATAAGACCCCCAGCTATTCTACTGTGGATTATCTGGATAACAGTGGTAGAAGCCAGTATTTAGATAATACCTATAATCTGGCTACCAGACAGCTTTTAAGGCAGGAGCATCATTTAGTATATAAGCTGGTTAATCAATACTCAGAGCCTAGAGCAGTGCTAGAGTTTAACCTAAAGAGATAGCTTGATATTAAACCATACACGATTTTAACCAATAAGACCATTAGCGGAAGGAAATACATATTACAGAGTATCAGCAATGATTACCGTTTTGGAGTGGCTAAGGTTGAAATAATTGAGAAAACGGATAACTACGATGAAGTTAATTAAGTATGACGGTGTAAGCGATAAGAGCGTAAAAGCCATATTAGGAGGTGGTGGTAATTCATCCTCAAATAATGTAGATACTGGCACTAGAGGGGAATCCGAATCACTAAACAGAACTATCTGGGGATAGAATGATACTGGTGATGATATAGATGGAAGTATGACTGTAAACGGCAATATATCCATTTAGTGCATCATACCCCCTTCCTATGAAGATGATGATTCTGATGATGGAGAAGATGAGGATATAGAAGAAGGCGGTGGTAATCTGGATGTAGAGCTGGATATTACTTGTGGTAGGCATCTTTACATTAACTATCCCAATCACCCACAACATTCATCTAATAAGAAGTGTATTGGTGAAATATTATCTGGTATGGAAACCAATATTAAGGCTAATAAAGATGATATAGGAAAGCTCAAAGATAGATTAGATAACGCTGAAATGAGTATAGAAATAAATACAGCTAACATAGATTTGAATGAGATAGCTATAAAGAATAATTCTGATGAGATAGAGAAGCTGAAAAAGAAAACAGATGCAACAGCTTCCGCTGTTAATGACCTTATGCCAGTAGGCTCTATCATTATGTATAATGGGGAAGCTGCCTAGATTCCAGATAACTGGCATATTTGTGATGGCTCAGAAGGAACACCAAACCTAATAGACAGATTTATTAAGGCTGCTTCTATTTCTGGAACTATTGGAGGTTCAAACACGGTTACTTTAACTGCTGACAATATGCCTACTCACTCACATATAGTAAGAAATTATCTTACATAGGTTCACGGAAACGATGAAATCCACAGTGGTAAAATGACTATTGATAATGTAGAGGTTATAGTAAGTAGATCAACTGAAAATAGTAAGAATCCAACACGAAGAGCGCAAACTGATGATAGCGGATATTCCGCTATTCCATATATTCAACATAGCACCTTTGAAGCTGGGAATGACAATCCAGAGGGTTTAGATATACAGCCTTCATATTATGCTTTAATATTTATAATGAAAATCAAATAATTATGAGCTTGGAACAGCATTTAAAGGATTATAGGTGGAAAGACCTGTGTATTAAGGATAAGATTCAGTATGTTATGGCTATCCTGCTTATAGTAGCTGGTGTAGTTATGGCATTTTTATCCTTCTTTCTTAACGCCTTTAATATTGCCAGTGGCACACTAATCTTTATTGCATAGAGCTTTATTACTGCTGGTGGTATATTTGGTGTTAGCGTTTATTTTAAATCAAAGATTGGAGAGTTTAGTAGTAATGCTACAGATAAGATAGAGCAGCTTATAGAGAAAGCTCTAAGGAAAGAGAGGAATCTTATAAAGAATAAATGTGATGAAACTGATGCTTGATAGGAAGTATAAGAAAGCCACTTATACTATAGGAAGGCTCTATTGTGATGGATAGTTTATCTGCAATACTGTTGAGGATAAAGATAGGGGAATATCTGATAAGGATTCTCTGGAGAAGATTAAGAAGGTAAAGGTATATGCTCAGACAGCTATTCCTACTGGGAGGTATAAGATTACTCTGGATGTGGTATCACCAAAATTTAGCAAGAAGGCATACTATAAGAGCTTCTGTAAGGGCAAGCTGCCCAGATTACTCAATGTAAAGGGATTTGATGGGATTCTTATACATAAAGGCTCAAATGCTGATAGTAGTGCTGGCTGTATTATTGTGGGGATGAATACAATGGTAGGAGGTGTTACTAGTAGCTAGTATTATTTTGAAAAGCTGTATAAGATGATGCTGGAAGCTAAGAATAGAGGTGAAGAGATTGAAATAGAGATAGTATGAGAATGTTAAAGTAATCCGTTCCTATTGTGGGAGCGGATTATTTTTTGTAATTTTGAATTATGCAGATAACAGTATATGAGGATAATCTGGGAGAAGATGGCTCTATCTTAATTGATAGGTACATAGACTTCTTTATGAATCAGCTTCAAAATAGGTGTGAGATAGATGGCAAAACCTATTTAGAAGGTGAAGATACTGCTTATGCTTTTGTGAATAATCTTACACCCCAGTTATTTCATTCCACTGACTTTAGCAAATGGATCAAGGATGAGGAACTGGAATCACTTCACAAGGATATTAAGGGAAAGGGTATGAAACTATGCCCCTTAAATTTCTTTACGTTATGCCAGTATGTCCTAGCTATAATCAAGGAACAATATTTTTTATTGTTAAAGCCTACTATTGCTGATACTCTGGCAGAGCTATCAGATGTAAATTCAATTACATTTACAAATTCTGATGGAAGCAGTATCAGCTCCAATAATTCAGAATTAATAAAGAACGTGCTGAAATGTGTGAAGGATTCTGATGGCAAAGTATTTGAAGCTGATAAATTGGTAAGGGTGGATAAAATCACTGATAAGATTCTTATTCAGTCTAGCTTTGCCTACTATGTTGCTCTATTCCTTAAAGAATATTTCAAAGATTATCCCAGAAGGAATAACTGCTGTATGGTATCTGCAACAGAGCAGAAACTTATTTTATATATGCTCTATTTCTTTGGACTAGCACCAGCTCCTTTAACGGATTCAAGGTTTAGGCAATTGATAGCTTACTTTAAAGCACACCAAACAAGGGTAAGCTATTCAATACTTCCAGAGATAGGAATCATTCCTATGGAGGTAATAAGGTACGGAGATTGGAAGGATGGGAATATAAAGTTAGACAAACTGAAATATTCTATAAGTAAAGGAGATACCATTACATTTTCAAAAGATATGAAGATTGATATATAATAGTTAAAACTGTTAGTCTTATATGGCTTCTGTAACTAACAGTTTATTTCTTTGAATCCGCTCGATTCCGTTGTAATTTTGCAGCCGTAAAAATAAAACTAACGGCGAGCCAGAAGCCAAAATAAATCCGCAGGGCAGCGGTAATTAAAAATGCAGAAAGAAAACATTGATCTTTCAACTCTCAACACTCTTCTCAATGACGGCAAAGAAATCATCTTTATAGCCGTGAACCGTGAAACCCCTGCCAACTCCACCAACGTAAAGGGCAAGGTGGAAAGCCTAAAGCAATATGGGGTTCAGATGCCCCTAATGCTTATTCCTGCTGGCTATGCAGCAGAGGAAGGGCTGGAGCTGGTGGATAACAACCTATCTCCAGTGACAGACCCCCAGCGTATTGAAAATGCCTTTGTAATCCTAGACGGTAACAACCGCTATAAGGCTTACAAGGAAATCCAGAAACAACAGAAGGAAGCAATAGCGAAAGGTAGAGCCTACGATGCTGGGAAGGGGTTGGATGATATTGTATGTTTCATCCAGACGGAGAAACCAGAGAAGGGTGTACTGAATACGCTGATAGAGGTGAATACCACCGCTATCAGTTGGAAAGGCGGTGATTATATCCGAACTGCTGCAAAACTTAACCCAGAAGATGAAGCAATCAACTGGGCTAACGAAATGGCAAAGGCAAAAATGAGCCTTAGCACTATTAGCCTTTTCCTAACCTTTGATTCAAAGCTGAAGCCACAAACAGTAGCGGACTTTATCAAAGATGGGAAATTGAATTGCAAATGCAATGTAGAGCGGGCAAAACGTATCTACCAAACATTTATCGCTGCTGGCTTCAAGCAGAAAGATATAAACAAGCGGTATCTTATCAAATTTATTATTAGTCAAGGTGAGGATATGGGAGTTGCACTTGAAGCCTTCAATGCTCTTACAGAGGGAGAGGTACAATATATCTCAGAAAACCTTAAAGACACTGGAAACCCCTTTGAAGCTGTTGAAGCGAAGATAGAGCAGCTTAAAGCCCAGCAGGGATAAGTAAGAAATCGGGAGTGCCATAAAAAATAAAGGAGCTGGTAGAGAAATCTACTGGCTCTATTTGTTATGATTTTTTAACAATCGCATAACATTCTGATACTCAGTATTATCTAAATATATGAGTAAATAGCAAAGAGCAGAGCCGCCCCATTGCCTTGCTTTCAGGAGTATAAGCCGGATAGGCTTCCCGGCGCGGCGCATATCCTCAAGAGCCGCCACGAGTTTGCGTTGCGGGCGGTTGAGGGTGAAAAGCATGTCTTCGCCGCCCCCTTTTGTCTTTATGAAGACAAAACTCGCCGCCCAGAAAGGGAAGTCATGGAGTATGCGGAGACGTGTGAACTCCTTGCGCACCGTTTCCCTCATGGAATCTGTGGCGGCAACGTGTTTTTCCGCGAGAATATATCTGTCAAGGCTGCCTGCCCGCATAAGCGCCGCAACCATGGCAGACTGTGCCATGGTGCGGGGAATGAAGAGCTTGCTGTCGGAAAGTCCGGGGATGTCGAGTTCCATTCTTTCCGGGTCGCCGTGGTCTCCTGCCACCGGGTCGTAGGGGGCGTTGATCGATCCGAGGCGCCGTCTGTTTTCCGCGAGAATCTCTTCCACGGTGTATGGCGCGGAGTTTGTGCCTCCGGCATTCATACACCCCTCCTTTCCAGACGACGCTTCCTCAATTCCTCATATATTACCGACCGTGCCCTCTCGTCGGAGAGATATGTGCGGGGAGCGGGCTGGTTCACTACCTCGAATATGAGCGCATAGATCGATTCGTCAGGCCGAGTTTTCCGCAAGGCAATGAAACGGGAATATATCTCCTCATACATCTCCCTCTTATCCTTATTCATGGATAGGGTAGGGTTTCCGCCGGCAAGCATCTTTCCGATGACAATGGCGGCTCTCCGCTCGCTTACCCAGAACCGGGGAGCAGGTTGCTCTGATGCGTTGTGGAACGCGTTGGCAAGCGAGATTTGCGACTGGCGGGCAATCGATTTCCTGAAGTTTTCCAGCAAATGGAGGTTGCGTTCGGAAGTGAATTCCGACACAGAGTTTTTCTTTCTCATAATATTGTTTTGAAGCGTTGGTTTGTTTTTCGGGTGCAAATGTAATAGAAAAGTTTTATTATTGCAATAGCATAGTTAATATTATTTTTAGCGGCGGTATCGGTTGATAAGGCTTGAGGTGGTGTGTATAACCATGTTATGGCTAATTTAATTTGAATATGGGTTAATTATTACGATAGAAATGTCAAAATAAAAATAGCAACGCTAAATGGGGTTGTAACTTCGCATCGTGATTGAGACGGAAAGGGAGTCTTGACACGACATAACGCTAAAACAAATATTATGAAAGAAACAAAAGAAGTGAAAATCCCGGAGAAGAAAACAATCCTCAGCATGGTGAAGGAGTGTCTCCGGAAAAAAGCCCCCGGGTTGGATGCGGCTCCCCGGGAGCCGGGGGAGGAGACTGTGTCAAGGCTAATAGACAAGTCTGTCGGTGGTAAGGTCCCTGCGGTTGAAAGTGATGTCCCGATGGAAGCGGATGCTTCTGAAAAGAAAGGATGTCCATACGCCACCAAGAGGGCGATTGTGGCGTCGCTTCAGGAAATCAGACGTTTTGCCGAGGAGCATAAGCTCGCATCGACGGTAGTGAAGGCGTTGCTCACTCTTCTTGCGGAAATTGCCCTCGACGCACTGAAGGGGAAGGTGAGCGGCAGGATTCTTGAAGTCCTTCTGAAAGCTTTGAACTATGACCGCGACAAGAAAGCGGCATATGCTGAAGGGAAAGTTGATGGTCGTAACGCTAAAATCGAGTTGGTCCATTTTGCGGACAAGGGCGACGATGTTCCCAACATCAACGGCCCGGTGAGGAGCAATTCCGGTGCCGCCTCCATTTTCGACATCGCCAAGGAAGCGAAGAGCCTTTAATCAGCTCTTGATTCAAAAAACATATAACAATAACCAATAACAAAAAACATGACAACAATAAATCAAGTAAAAGGCGAGACTATCGCCGTGGCAACAGGTACTCCTGACGTTAATGCCGGAACCTCAGGCGCAAAGACCCAGATTCCCGGAGAGGGAGCGACAGTCAGTGTGGCGGCAGCCGCCACAGGCGGTATCTCCGCCGGGAACTTCATCGAAAGCGATGTTGACAGCGAGCTTTTTAAATTCAACAGTGAGGACGCACCGCTTATGAACCTCATGCTTTGCGCGAAGAGGGTGAAGGTGTCGAGTCCGGAGGTAGATCATTACATGATTGACGAACCCGGAGCAAGTTTCGTAACCACAGAGACCTGTGGAGGTCTGGACCGGCTTCAAGCCAATCTGCCGCTCAAGGAGAGCGACGATGTGTTGCCCCGTCCGCACACTACCCTGCTTGTGAAAGGGGTTGACGGATATGACGAGAGGGGCAACCGTACACCCGGCAAGGATCTAATGCTGTTTGTGACAGGGAAAGACAGTTCCACCAACTTCCCGATAGTGAGGGCTGTCAACGGTCCGCGCAAGAATGTGGGCGACGATTGCTGCCAGGTTCCGGAAATTCCGGCAGGAACGACGGTGATTGTGCTTGCCAATTCCCTCTATGAGACCCAGAAGGAGATCGATCCCGACCTGATAGTGCCGTCTCCTACCCGTATCTATCTTCAGAAAAGGGGCATGAACCAGGTGGTGAGCGACTATTTTGAGAGCCAGAGGAAGCGCATACCGTTCTCGAAGTCGATAATCGCGGAGCAGGCGATAGCCAACTTCAAGGTGAGGGGCAACCGCACGCTCTGGGCGGGGCGCGGCGGCAAGTTCAAGCTTGCTGTTGACAAGATGGGGCTCCAGTATGTATATACAACCGAGGGGGTGCGCTGGCAGATAAAGCGCGAGATGCAGGCTCCCTCGGAATGGACGGTGAACCAGGTGATAGCCCTCGCCAAAATGTTTTTCACGGGAGAAGACGTGCCACGCAGCGCCATCCTTCTTGCCGGAAAGAATCTGCTTGAGGCAATCCAGAAGGTTGACTATTCTAAGCATCCCGAGATTCAGATCACAACCAAGGTGAATTCCATAGGGTGGACCGTTACCAACTTCCACACAGTTTTCGGAGACATCGAGATAAAGCGGGAACCGACGCTCGACCGTCTTGGCTGGAGCAATTCAGGCGCTTTGCTTGGGGAGAACCGCCTTGTGCATTACGTCTATTCGTCGGAGCATACTTTCTCCGACCGTGTGGAGGGAGAGGAAGCCACCCGCAGCGGTGTGCTTATCTGGGACGCCCTTGCGCTGAAGGGGAGTTGCCATATCTGGATTGACGGAGAAGGGGAGGCGCCCGCGCCAGGGTCCAACCGCTGGATCCTATGGGAAAGCGCCGATGCTCCGGATGAGACGCAGGTGTATGACGGCGCGAGATTCTATCTTGTGGAGGATTGTCCCGCTATCTCCCCCATGGCAAAGGCAGGGCAGATGTGGGAATCGAAAGTGGCTGACGGAGCCGTTAGCTGGAGTCAGGTGATCGGGGAAATCAAGGTTTTGTAGTGACACATAAATTTACAAGGTTATGGAAAATATGGAAAGAGAAGGGATGCCGGCAGCGGCGAAGAAAAAGAAGAAAAAGAGGAGAACGTATCTTGCTCCCGGATTGCTTGACCTTACGCTGCGTCTCCGCGCGGGGGCGGCATGGACGGTGGTGGAGTTTACCGGCGGTCGATCCTCCGGCTATGGCAACTACTGGGCGTCGTTCACTACCGAAGACGAAGTCATTGCCTATCTCATAGAAAATAGCCCTGAGTTTCAGTCGGGCAGGATAATCTCCGGGGGCAATGAGGGTTGACGAACTTATTGACGATGTCCTGTTGCTTATAGGAGAGAATCCGGCTTTCTGTCTTCCCTCCGGGGGAGACGGTTTGCCGGGATGCTCCCTCCGCGACCGGCTGTTGATGGAAGTGGAGAGATGTGCGGCAAAAGGTATTGCCGACACTCCGGTGGAATTGCTGACCGGCTGGAGCCGGATTCCGTCAGAGGGATTGAGGGTGGATCCCGACGGCAGGGGAGTCCTGACGTTGCCTGAGGATTTCCTGATGCTTCATTCAATCCGTCTTTCCGGATGGGAAAGAAGTGTCAACGTGATTTACGGAGCCGGGCACTGGCTGAGACGTTGGCAGGGAAGCCGATGGCACGGACTGCGCGGAAACGCACAGCGTCCGCTTGCGTTCCATTCCCTCTGCAGTGATGGCTCTCGCTGTATAGAGCTTTTCAGTGCCCGGCAGGGAGATTCGGTTGAAGAGGGATGGTATATGCCTGCACCGTGTATAAAGGAAGACGGCGGGATCGAGATACCTCCCGCCGCCTACCGTAGATGTCTTGATTACATGGTGGATACCCTACGCATGTATGCCACAACCCGATAAAGTCCAAGGATGCTGCTGGTGGGAATCTGGATGTCGGGATAGCGCGGGTTGTAGCTGTGCGCCTCGATGTAGTCCTTGCCCATTTTGGAAGGATAGACCACTTTCAGCAACACTCCGTTTTCGGTGTCGATGACCATGGGATTGCCCCAGGGGATAAAAGCGCGCTCGTTTATGCGCTTCAGGGCGGCTATTGTGCCGTCGTGTATTTCCGGTTCCATGCTGTCGCCTGAGATGGGGATTGCAAGGTCTGCGCCATTGAC